CTCCTGCAGGAAGGATAAACCCGCTCACAGGGCAGCCGATGTAAGTATGTGGGGGCGAAAGCCCTCACGATTTAGGAGTGATTACATATGAATCATTTAAGTATAGACATAGAAACAAAGAGCAGTGAAGACATTAAGTCTGTAGGTGCTTATAAATATGTAAGGGCAGAAGATTTTAAGATTCTGCTCTTTGCTTATAAAGTTGATGATACAGATACAAAAATAATAGATTTTACAGCAAATGAAAAAATTCCGGAGGAGATTATAAGCGCTATATCAGATAAATCTGTTATCAAGCACGCCTATAATGCCGCATTTGAGTGGTACTGTTTAAACACAGCAGGAATTAAAACGCCGATTGACCAGTGGAGATGCACAATGATTCACGCAATGTACTGTGGATATCCTGCAGGACTTGGCGCCACAGGTGAGGCTATAGGGATACCTGAAGACAAGCAGAAACTTAAAGAAGGAAAAGCTCTAATCAATTATTTTTGTAAGCCATGTAAGCCGACAAAAGTAAACGGTGGCAGAACTTGGAACCTACCTGAACACGACCCCATTAAATGGGCTAATTTTAAACGATACTGCATTCAAGACGTTGAGGCTGAATATGTTATAGGTGAAGCTTTAAAACTGTATCCTGTGCCGCTTAGTGAGGAAATACAGTGGCAATACGATACTCTAATGAATGCAAGAGGCGCGAGGGTGGATACAAAACTTATAGAGGGTTCAAATTACGTAGATGAGACTATCAAGGCGCAGTTAACAAAAAAAGCCAAAGAACTGACAGGACTATCAAATCCAAACAGTACAGCGCAATTACTTACTTGGCTAAGGAGTAACGGTATTGACGTAGATAATACAACCAAGGCAACAGTACAGGACCTACTGGATGGTGACTTGCCAAGTAATATAAGACAGGTATTGGAGCTTAGACAGCAATTAGGGAAGTCCTCTGTGGCTAAGTACAAAAAAATGGTGGAGACACTATGTGACGATGATCGTATCAGAGGGCTATCACAATTTTACGGAGCCAGTGCAACAGGTAGATGGGCGGGAAGACTTGTGCAGATACAAAATCTTCCTAGAAACAGCATGAAAACTTTAGATGTTGCCAGAAAAGCTGTAATCAGTAAGAATATTGATTTCTTAAAGATGGTTTATACAAACATACCTGATGTGTTATCTCAGCTTGTAAGAACAGCTTTTATACCGTCTGAAGGAAATAAACTTGTTGTAGCGGATTTCTCAGCTATTGAAGCAAGGGTAATTGCATGGTTAGCCGGGGAAACATGGGTGAATGAAGTATTTGCTACGCATGGAAAAATATATGAGGCTACTGCATCAAATATGTTTCATGTACCGTTTGAAAAAATCAAAAAGGGGAATCCTGAATACAGCCTTAGACAAAAAGGTAAAGTCGCTACTCTTGCACTCGGCTATCAAGGCGGAGTAGGTGCCTTAATTGCAATGAATGCGGTTAAGATGGGTATACCTGAAGAAGAATTACCGGACATAGTTAACCGTTGGAGGCGCGCAAATCCAAATATTGTAGGACTTTGGAGTGCGGTAGATAGTGCGTTGATAAACGTGATAAGTACCGCTGAGCCTCAAGTAATACATAAGGGGGTAAGATTTGAGTTTATAGGCGATAACACTTATAACCAAAGATTCTTAACAGTTGAATTGCCAAGCAAAAGAAAGCTTTATTATGCAGATCCCAGAATAGTTGAAGGTGGCAGCAGATTCGGAAATGACGCTGTATTTTATAAATCATTGAATCAGACAACAAAAAAGTACGAGCTTACAGCCACATACGGGGGCAAAATGACAGAGAATATCGTGCAGGCGATAGCGAGAGACTGTTTGGCTGAAACCCTTACAAGGCTTAATAACGAGAAGCTTAATTATATATTCCATGTTCACGATGAGGTTATCATAGATGCGTCTAAAGACTTAACAGTTGACTATGTGTGTGATTTGATGTCCGAGCCTATACATTGGGCGAAAGGATTGGTTCTTAGAGCTGCAGGATTTGAGAGTGAGTACTACATGAAAGATTAGGAGGATACATGCTGAATAACAAATTGGTACTGATAAGTGTAGCCGGCTCAAGAACTGCAACGCATTGGCCAAGAACTAAAATGCTGTGGTCCGAGTTTGTAGAAAGAGTAAAGTTACCACAAAAAGGTACTGAGAGCTATGAGCAATATAAGCGACTGAAAAAACCTGTGCAAGATGAGAAAAAGGATGTTGGCGGATTTGTAGGCGGCACATTTAAGGGGGACAGAAGAAAGAAAGCAAACGTTGAGGGTAGGGACTTAATAACACTTGACCTTGATAATTTGCCTCCGGGTAGTACAAACAATATTTTGAAAAGAATAAGCTCTTTATGTTGTGCGGCGCTTGTTTACAGCACAAGAAAGCACTCTCCACAAAGTCCCAGACTGAGAGTAGTAATTCCCACAAACAGAACTGTTACAGCTGATGAGTATGAGCCTATAGCACGAAAGTTGGCTGAAATAATAGGTATTGACTTATGCGATCCGACTACATTTGACAGTAGCAGGCTGATGTATTGGCCAAGTATATGTTCCGACGGTGAGTACATATATCAGGTATATGATAATGGTTTTTTAGATGCAGATGCCATACTTTCAGAGTATAAAAACTGGAGAAATCAATCAGAGTGGCCGATAATAGCGGGAACTGAAGAGACCTTAAAGAATAGAGCCGATAAGCAGGCAGACCCGACTACAAAGGATAATATAATCGGCAGGTTTTGCCGTGTTTACGATATAGAAGCTGCTATGGATAAATTTCTGCCGGGTGTGTATGAAGCTTGTACAGGTTTTAGTAACAGATATACATACAAGGCGGGGTCTACTGCAGGCGGAGCCATTATTTATAATGATGGCAAGTTCCTTTACAGTAACCATGCGACAGACCCATGCAGCGGATTGCTTGTAAACTCATTTGATTTGGTGAGGCTACACAAGTTTAGTGAATTGGATGAGTCTGCAAAGGATGGAACTCCTGTCGGTAAGTTACCTTCTTTTTTAGCGATGGAAGAACTTGCAAAGAATGATGACGGAGTTAAAGCGCTAACGGTAGAGGAGCAAAAGGCCAAGATAGTAGAGTCTTTTGCAGATGTGGGTAATGAAGTAAGTTGTGATGACTTTGCTTGGCTTGAGTTACTTGAGAGGACAAAAGAGACCAACATAATAAAAAACAAGCTTAATAATTTTATATTGATTTTAGAAAATGACATCAATCTAAAGGGGAGAATTGCCCTTGATGAATTCAATAAAGATATAGTTGTATGTGGGAAGCTTCCTTGGAAGAAAAGAGGGAGGATGTGGAATAAAGAAGATGATGCTTACATAACAGCGTATATAGAAAAACACTATGACATTGTTAACGCATCATTTTTAGAAAAGGCGGTTACTATTACAGCCGATAAGAATGTTGTCAATTCCGTTTGGGACTACTTGAGAGAATTAAAGTGGGACGGAGTAAAGAGAATAGACACCCTGTTACATGATTATCTGGGAGCGGAGCAAAGCATATACACAGCTGAAGTAATGAAATCGTTTCTTACTGCAGCGGTTGCAAGGGCTAAAGACGGTGGAATTAAATACGATTATATGCCGATATTTGTCGGAGCCCAGGGCATAGGAAAGAGTACGTTCTTAAGCAATTTGGGTAAGAAGTGGTTTTCTGACAGTTTATCAAGCTTTGAGGGTAAAGAAGGCGCGGAGCAACTAAAGGACAGCTGGATATTAGAGGTCGGTGAGTTGGCGGCAATGTCTAAGTTTGAAACATCGGCAATAAAACAGTTTCTAAGTAAAAAAGAAGACATCTATAGACCTGCTTACGGCAGAAGAGTTGAGGTATTTCCAAGAAGATGTGTTTTTGCAGGAACAAGCAATGAAAGCGAATTTTTAAGAGATACTACAGGTAACAGACGATTTCTTGCAGTAGATGTGGGAGTTGTTAAAGCTACAAAGTCGGTTTGGGATGATATGCCGGGAGAAGTGGATCAGATATGGGCGGAGGCCGTCGAATGTTATAAGTTCGGAGCATCTTTAAGGCTTAGTAAAGAGGCTGAAAATGCGGCAAGAGAACAGCAAGAATCCCATATGGAAACATCACCATATGAGGGAGCTGTGCAAGTATACCTTGATAAACCTATATCTGATAATTGGTATGACTTAAGTTTAGCTGAAAAAAGGCAATATCTAAACGGAAACTTAAAAGCCAAGCATGTCAGTCCAAGAACGAAAGTTTGTATAAACGAGATTTGGGAAGTGGTTTTTGACGGAAATTTAAAGTTTTTAAAGAAGCAGGATAGAAATCAGATAGCTGCAGCGATACTAAAAGTTAAAGGATGGAAGAGGGGAACCCCTAGAAGGTTTGGAAACTATGGAAATCAAAAATCATATGTAAAAGTGTCTACCATCTTTGATTAAAATATGGGTTTTGTCAACCGTCTATACAAATTTGTCAACTGTCTACACAATTAGATGGTAGACAAGACGGTAGACAAGATGGTAGACACTTAAAATGGCTTAAAATAAGGGCTTACAGTATTTGTCTACCATGTCTACCATATAAATGTCTATAAATGTAAATATATACAATATAAAGGGATTATAAGGGATATATAGGCATATACATCATCATAATAGCCTTATATATAGATATAGTGTAGAAAATAGGTTTCCACGGTAGACATGGTAGACACTCGTTTTGAGAGGATAAAAATGATAGAAAAAGAAGTTGAGAAGTTTTTAGTAAGAGAAGTTAAAAAGATTGGCGGTATCAGCTTTAAATTCATAAGTCCGGGTAATGCAGGAGTGCCTGACAGAATTGTAATACTGCCAAACGGAAGAGTGGTATTTGCAGAGCTAAAAACTGATAAGGGCAAATTAACAAAATTGCAGGAAGTACAGATAAAAAAGATATCTGACTTAGGAGCAGACGCAAAAGTTTTAAGAGGCATAGAAGGAGTGAAAGAGTTTATAAATGAAATTCAGTCCACATGAGTATCAGCAACACTGTATAGATAAGATTATTGAAATAAAAAAGCTTGGACTATTTCTTGATATGGGACTTGGTAAGACCGTTATAACCTTATCAGCTATAAAAGAACTTAAGTATTACAGGTTTTTAGTTCGTAAGGTGCTTATAATAGCGCCAAAGAAGGTGGCAGAAGCGACATGGAGTACAGAAGCCGATAAATGGGAACATACAAAGGACTTAAAGATATCAAGTGTTTTAGGCAGTGAGAAGAAGAGGATATCGGCACTTTATAAAAAAGCGGATATTTATATTATCAATCGTGAGAATGTAACTTGGTTGGTGGACTTCTACCGAAACAACTGGGACTTTGATATGGTGGTTATAGATGAGTCCAGCAGTTTTAAAAGCCATTCGGCAAAAAGATTTAAATCGCTTGCAAGCGTATCACATAAGATAGACCGACTGGTTGAACTTACCGGTACACCGTCACCAAACGGATTAAATGACCTATGGTCTCAGATATATTTGCTGGATGGGGGAGAGCGACTAGAGAAAAACTATTTCAGATTTCGTGAAAGGTATTTTATACCTGACACAAAAGGAAGAGACGGAAAAGTATTTTCCTACACCGTTAAAAACGGATCGCATAATGCTATCTTAAGCAAGATATCAGATATATGTGTAAGTATGAAATCTGAGGATTATTTAAGCCTACCTGATATCATCTATGATGAGATACCTGTAATACTGGATAGCAGAGCTAAAAAGGCATATGAGGAACTTGAGGCGCAAATGGTTATGCAACTTCCTGATGAAGAAGAGCTTAGTGTTACAAGTGCTGCAGCGTTGAGTAATAAGTTGCTGCAACTTGCAAATGGTGCTGTATATGACGAAAACAGAGAAGTACATAAGGTCCATGACTGTAAACTTGAAGCATTTATGGAGCTTGTTGAAAGCTTACAAGGAAAGCCGCTTTTAGTCTTTTACAACTTTCAGCATGATAAAGATAGGCTACTTAAGGCCCTGGCTAAGGTAAATGCAAGAGAGCTTAGGACAAATCAGGATGTACAAGACTGGAACGCAGGAAAGATAGAATTATTGCTTACGCATCCTGCATCCAGTGCCTACGGACTTAACTTGCAACAGGGTGGAAATCACGTGGCATGGTTCGGCCTTACATGGAATTATGAGCTTTATGTACAGGCTAATAAGCGATTGCATAGGCAGGGGCAAACAGAAAAGGTAATCATACATCACCTGATTACAAAAGATACCAGAGATGAGGACGTTATGGAGGCGCTTAACAAAAAAGAGGGAGTACAAAATTTCGTTATGGATTCCCTAAAAGCCAGAATACAAGAAGTAAAAGAGAGGATTAAAAAATGATAAATTTTGGAAAAGTACAGGCAGATGCAGTAAAAAACATTTGTAAGTCGAAAATTACAGGCAAAGCGGCGGACTATAGAATTTACAGTGCCGTCACGATAGACGGAAACACATATATACCGCTTATGTACAAAGGGATATCAATATATCTGATACCGGAGAAATACAGCTTACTAAATCCTGCATTTGCGGAGGTTGGTAATCCGATGGTAGAGAAGATATTCAAAAGTGCAGAAGATGCAGAGCAGATTACTGATACAAAGATGATAAAGCTTTTACCGGATGGAATACAGTTAAAAGAGTTTAAGACAAAAGTGAACAAATCAATTTTTGTAGATGAAAAGCTTATAAAACCTTTCGGTCAGGGCATAAGATATTATGCGAATGGAAACAGCGATATTGTTTACATAAAAGAGGTTGAGGAGTTTTTAGGATTAGCATTTGCTACACGAGTAAAGGAGTAACATTATGACGAGAAAAGAAATATTAGCAGAAGCAGAGAAGTGCGTATGTAGTGATAGAAATTTACAGTACGGAGAGCCGGAGGATAATTTTCTAAGAATAGCAACACTTTGGAATGCGTATCTTGGAAAAATGTATGTGACATCATACGATGTGGCTGTGATGATGTGTCTTTTCAAAATTGCAAGGTTACAAAGCAGTGAGTTTGAAAGCATTGACAGCTGGGTGGATCTGATAGGATACGCTGCATGCGGTGGTGAAATAGCCACAAGGGGTGAAGAACATGAACGGTGATAAATTTTCAAAAGGTTATCAGAAATTAGGCAAGCTATTAAAGTAAAGGAGGACTAAATGGCGATACAAAAAGATATTGTGATAAATCGTAAAGAATACCAGAGCATCAAAAAGAAGGATCACAATCAGATGAACTTGTACACACAGAGCATTTATAAAAGTGGCTTTGAAGAGGGCGTGAAGTCCGTACCAGGCACCGATATAGCTGACATAGAGAAGGTGCTTTTAGGTATAAAAGGCCTTGGGGCTAAAAGAGTGGCGGCTATAGTTGTAGCACTTGAGAAGGAGATGAAGAGTGAGAAAAATTAAGGGTGTAATAATGACGGATGTAGTCGGAAGTGAAGTTGAGTTTGAGCTTGAAGTTGAAGATGATGCTACAGAAGAAGAAATTGACAAGTTGGCATGGGAAGAGGCGGCAAACTGGATAGAATGGCACTGGGAGGAGGTGAATGAGTGACGGCAAAAGAATATTTAAGTCAACTGTTAAATCTTGAAAGGCTTATTGAAGCAAAGCGATTAGAGTGCGAAAGGCTTGACACAATGTCAAAAAAGGTAAGTAGCACTTTGAGTGAATGCAAAGTTGAGGCAAGTCATGACAATGACAAAAATGTTGTTATTATTATACACATGATAGATTTAAAAAAGGATATTAGCGAGCAGATGAAAGTGTATGCAGAGCTACAAGCAAAGATAAGTAAAGAAATAGATGCCGTAGAAGATATAAGATACAGAAGTTTACTAATTATGCGATACATAAACGGGCTGAAGTTTGGCGATATAGCGGACAAGATGAATTACGGTACAAGATGGGTTCTGATACTTCACAGAGAGGCTTTGAAGGAATTTGACAGGCTACACGGTGAAAGATATTGCGCTTGACTTTAAAACAAGTCATATAAATTCACATATTGACAGTGCTATACTATATACGTGAAAAGTTTAAAGCAAGTATACTTTTTCATATGACCTCCTTTATTTATGATATCGGGGCAGGCTTTTATTGATGTTTCCCTGCCCCAAAAACTAAAGGATACGCTACTAACATTTTCTTCTTGAGAGACAGCTTAACGGCTGCCTTTTTTGTATTAGAAAAAGTAGAGACGATTGAAGATAAGAGAGGCCGCACATATGAGGTATGTGGCTTTTTTAATGCATAAAATATAGACAGATGGGAAGGTGAGGTGATTGAGTGGGCAGGAAAACCTAATACCGTTTAGCGAACGAAGCAAGGAAGAAGCAAGGGAAAGCGGCAGAAAAGGCGGCAAGGCTTCAGGAGTCGCAAGAAGACGAAAAGCCGACTTGCGAAAGATAGCGGAAGGGATGATTACGGGCGATATATCTGAGAAGATGATTAAGTCGCTTATAGATATTGCAGCGGATCCGGGCAATAAGAATGCCGTATCAGCTTTCAAAGAAATTCGCAATTTACTTGGGCAAAATAAAACAACATTGGACAAACAGGAGCAAAAGGCGCGTATTGAGGCATTGAAAGGAAAGACTGCAACAAGTAGTCATGAAGAAATTGATAGCTCATATGTTGATGCCTTGAAGGGATTAGCAGATAGGGTGTGGTATGATGAAAGCAGTTAAGAAAAATAAACCTTTTAAGTTTGTCCCCCCGTCCAAAAAGCAATTAAAAGTTCAGACATGGTGGATTGCCGATGAAATCAAAGAACATGACGGAATTATAGCTGATGGAGCAATCAGATCCGGAAAGACAATGAGTATGTCGATGGCCTATATTGCTTGGTCGATGGAATGTTTTGACAGTGAGAATTTTATAATAGCAGGTAAGACAGTAGGTTCTTGCAGAAGAAATGTTATCGGACCGCTTAAAAAGATGCTTGCAACTCTGGGATATTTTGTACAGGACCACCGTTCAGAGAATTATCTGACTATCAGCAAAAATGGTAGAGAGAATGATTACTTTGTCTTCGGTGGCAAAGATGAAGCGTCACAGGACTTAGTGCAGGGTATAACTGCTGCAGGAGCTTTTTTTGATGAGGTTGCCTTGATGCCCGAATCGTTTGTCAATCAGGCCACAGGCCGTTGTTCTGTTGATGGCTCAAAGTTTTGGTTTAACTGTAACCCCGGTTCACCTTATCATTGGTTTAAAGTCAAGTGGCTTGATAAGATTGTGGAAAAGAACTTGTTACATCTTCACTTTACTATGGATGATAACCCGTCATTATCAGAGCACATAAAAAAACGCTATAAAAGTATGTATTTTGGAGTGTTTTTCAAGCGCTATATCTTAGGACTTTGGGTAATGGCTGAAGGCCTTATATACGATATGTTCGACAATGAAAAACATACTATAAAGCCTGAAGAGATTTCGCCGATACAGCCCAACAGCTATTATGTTTCTTGTGATTATGGTACTCAAAATGCTACAGTTTTCCTGCTGTGGGGAAAAGGTTTTGACGGTATTTGGTACTGTATTAAAGAGTACTATTATTCAGGCAGAGACAGCGACATACAAAAAACTGATACAGAATATGCGGATGATTTAGAAGAATGGCTTAACGGTATCAAACTACAAAGAATTGTTGTGGATCCGTCTGCGGCATCTTTTACCGCAGAGTTAAAGAAAAGAGGCTACAGAGTGAAAAAGGCTATTAATAATGTGCTTGATGGTATAAGGTTCTTTGCTTCACTATTACAAGAGCCAAAGGTAAAGATTAGTACAGAATGTGAAATGACTTTAAAAGAGTTTGCATCATATGTTTGGGATGAGAAGGCGGCAGATAGGGGCGAAGATAAACCCGTAAAGGTATTTGACCATGCAATGGATGCAGTAAGATACTTTGGTTATACGATTATTAGAAAGCCTTCAGGCTTATCTATCATGAAATGAGGAAATTGATTGTGGAATTAGAAATTGTAAAAAAACTAATACTTTCATATGCAGATGTTCATGCAAAGTATCAAGCTGAGGCTTTAAGAGCAGAAAGATACTATAAAAATGAAACTGATATTTTGTCTGAACCTAAGAAGAAGCAGGAAAGAGCTGAAAAAGACGGAAATGGAGAACTTGTTACAAGAGATATAGAACAGCCTATGAGGAATGCGGATAACCGTATTCCTTTTAATTTTCATGGATTGTTGGTTAACCAAAAGGCATCCTATCTGTTTACAGAACCGCCTGTTTTTGATATCGGTGCAGACAGCTCTAATAAGGCTTTGAGTGCTTTCTTGAGTGATAAGTACCCTAAGGTATGCAAGGATTTATGTATTGAGGCTTCCAACAAGAAAACAGGGTGGATTCATGTGTGGAAGTCTGCCGATGACGGAAATTACAGATATGCCGTAGTACCATCGGAGCAAATACAGCCGATTTGGTCAAAGTCTTTAGACAGAAAGTTGCTTGGAGTATTAAGGGTTTATCATGAAATAGATGATGACGGTAATGAGTTTGATGTTTATGAGTTGTGGAACGATAAAGAATGTGCAGCATACAGAGTTCTTGCAGGAGGAGCGGTAAAGGATAACTTAGAGACATATCCTAAGTTCTTTGTTGAAATCAACGGAATAAGTGAGGTATCAAATGAATACTCACATGATTTAGGAGAAGTGCCGTTCTTTGCATTCGACAACAACAATGTGCATACAGATGACTTGAAGAATATAAAGCCGTTAATTGATGTTTATTGCAAGATATTTAGTGGCTTTGTAAATGACCTTGAGGATATCCAGGAAGTCATTTTCGTGCTGACAAATTATGGCGGTACTGATTTGAACGAGTTCTTGTCAGACTTAAAGTATTATAAGACTATAAAAGTTGACAATGAGCAAGGAGACGGGTCGGGTGTCTCAACATTAACCATTGATTTGCCGGTAGATGCAAGAGAAAAGCTTTTAACTACGACACGAAAGTGTATATTTGAGCAGGGTATGGGCATTGACCCTGACCCGCAGAACTTTGGCAACAGTTCAGGTGTTGCCCTACAGTTTTTGTATTCGTTACTGGAATTAAAGTCAGGTCTACTTGAAACAGAGTTTAGACCTTCATTTGGGCGATTTATAAGGTGTATCTGCAGAGTATTAAATATTCCGATAAAAGATGATGTGGTGTTGCAAACATGGGCAAGAACAAAAGTTCAGAATGACCAGGAGACCGCACAAATCGCACAGCAGTCCACCGGAATTATAAGCAATGAAACTATCGTTAGAAATCATCCTTGGGTTAAAAATGCACAGGATGAACTTGACAAGTTGGCTGAAGAAAAAGAGGCTGCAGAAATAAACTATGATCCTTTTAATGAGGATAAAGAGCCTATAGACAACGCAAAGGCTACGGAGAAGAAGGATGAAGACAGCTGATTACTGGAAGGACAGATTTGAACAAATAGAAAAGATTTGTCATGACAAGGGAGCTGTAACATATAGAGAGATTGAAGAGCAGTATAGAAAAGCACAAAGAGAGATTGAAAGTCAGATTTCAGTTTGGTACCAAAGATTCGCTGTGAATAATGGCATCACAATGCAGGAAGCAAGAAGGCTTTTAACCTACGGGGAATTGGCAGAACTCAAATGGGATGTTAACGAGTACATTAAGTATGGCCAGCAAAATGCCATTGACGGCAAGTGGATGAAGCAACTTGAAAATGCTTCTGCAAGGGCACATATAAGCAGGTTAGAGGCCTTACAACTTCAATTGCAACAACAGCTTGAAGTTGTATTTGGGAATCAATTAGATGGAATAGATAAAGCTATGAGGACCGTGTACAGCGCCGGATATTTACATACTGCTTTTGAGATTCAAAAAGGTATGGGAGTTGGTTATACTCTTGCTGCATTTAATCAAACGCTTATTGATAAAATATTAAATAGACCTTGGGCACCTGACGGCAAAAACTTTTCGGACCGTGTATGGAGCAATAAACAAAAGCTGATTAATGAATTAAACACAACACTTACGCAAGGTATAATTCTTGGCAAAGACCCGGGAAAGATAATTAATGCAATGTCAAAGAAACTTGATGTTTCAAAGACCGCAGCAGGAAGACTTGTGATGACTGAATCTGCTGCATTTGCAAGCAGAGCACAGGAAGATTGCTTTAAAGAATTAGATGTAGAAGAATATGAGATTGTAGCAACTCTGGACTCTCATACTTCAGAAATTTGCCAAGATATGGACGGTAAAGTTTTTAAAATGTCTGAAAGGCAAATCGGGGTAAACGCTCCACCGTTCCATGTGAATTGTCGTACAACAACTGTACCATACTTTAATGACGAGTGGAGTAAAAATGCTGAAAGAGCGGCAAGGAGTGAGGATGGAGGTACTTACTATGTGCCTGAGAATATGACCTATAAAGAGTGGGAGCTAAAAATTAAGAAAGATAATAATCAAGAGCACGAAGGAAATAGTTTGGATAAGCCTGCTACTATTAAATTAGGGGATTATAGCGCAGAAATAACTACTGAACAGCACAAATTTTCCAAAGGAGTGATAAATGATTATAAATTAGATGAAGCAGTTGTATACGAGTTAGAAGATGGTGTAAAATTTGTATTTCCTAAGGACTATGATAGGAATCTTCAAAGTATGACGCCTGATAAGGCGGTTGATTTATGGTACAAGGTGCCTGCTGTGGTAAGAAAACAAGCTCAAAAAACAATTGAATTTGTTGATTACTATAATCCTAACGACTATTATTGGCAGAAGGTATACAAAGATTTTTCTCACTCATATGCGACTGGCGGGGAAGCAATAACATTTTATCGTTATGAACAGCCACATGATGATTTGTATGTGATTAGAACTTATTGTCATGAAGCTGGGCATTTTATTGATGCAAACAGAGGGGTAAATGGATTGGATTACTCTCAAGGTTCTGACTGGACTAAGGCTATGAAGAGT